GTCGCGTGTATAACACTCATAATCCATAGATCCAATAAACTGTTTTTGAACTGCAACGACTCCATAATCCATACAATTCCAGAATTGTAGGTTAGGTAGGTCTAAGTCAGGAATAGGTGTCTTAGGACGTGCTACAAAGGCACTAATTGGTAGTTTATCATACATTGCAGCATACTCTGGTAAATATGTCTCAAAATAAAAAACACGTCCGGGTATTGATTTAGCCGATACCCAAACACCTTTAACAAATTCACCCCATCCACTTTGATGATCAGTTAAATATTCTTTACGAACCCAGACTTCTTGTGAAGGAAGATTAGCAATTAAACAAGACATGTAATTATTTTTATTTTAACTATTTACCATTATGAGAGGTTATACTGAATAATCTAAGAACTGAGATTCTTTTACGAGTTTTTTTAACGCTCCTGATTTAAAAATAGTTTTATTCAATTCATCTTTTTGTCATTTAAATTTTCTTCAAGCGAGAGGCGAACGAACGACAAAAACCTTATAAGGTTCCTATAATGTCCCTATAAAGCACTTATAAGATCTTATAAAATAATCAAAGGAACCTCAAAGAAGAGGTGCCTTGAAAGATTATTTACCTTGCCCTCTAAGAGGTTTTCGTGCATTATTTCTGCTAGTTGCAGAATATTTTGTGTGTTTCCCATTTCCCTGTCGAGTATTTTTTTTGGGATGAGATTCAACTTCTTCTGATCCAATCAGTGATTTACGATTTGACATATGAGATTACTTTGATATCAAATAATTCTTGTTTTTTCGTGCCCAACACGAATTCTTGGATCGCACCAAATTTGAAAACCTTTTTCCATTGCATCAAGACAAAATGAGACATCCTCGCCACACATGTCCTGAACCGCACCAGACTCAAAAACTTGCATCTTTGGAGCAAACCAAGGATACTCAAGACTTTCAAATACGCCTTTTTTAATTAGTACCCAACCAAATCCAGTATAATCAACTGTAAAGGGCTTACGACGTTTTGAGATACTTTCTACAGTTTCATGATTCATGACACCACCATTTTTGCGGAAGTCATCTTCTTCTAACCAATGTGCGACAGATGTTGTCTGACCATCTTCTGTTGCATACCAACCACCTACAATTTCCTTTTCTTCACCTTCTGCATTCAATGCCATATCACAAAGTTGCCAAAACTTATTTGTGTCAAAGACAATATCCGAGTCAATCCACAATTGATAATCGTAATTTAATTTACCATCCCAAGGAATTTGTTTTGGTCCACGTAATACATTTGCACCTAAACATTTACAACGTGCAAAGTTTACCATTGATGAGTAATCTTGTGAGATTTGAATACTCATTCCATTTTGTACAATATCAAAACAAAGTTGTACAAATGCCTTGAGAAAAATATAAGAACATCCACGACCTGGAAGACAGAAAACAATACTCTTTCCTTTCATTCTTTCTTTAATCGCATCATAATTCCAATCTTCTGTTGATGATGATGCTCTTGGTGCCGCAGCTTTAACAGTGAATCCTTTTGCCATAAAAATTTAATTCTCCTTTCATTTCAATTTTAACAGTCTATATATGTATTGTCAATGAGAAGAATTTAATAATGCTTCTCGATTTAAATGCAATTCTTCATATGACAAATCTTGAAGACTATAATCAGTTTGAATCAGACTTATCATTCCTCTTATAGTATTCCATATCGTATCAAAATCTTCTTCTTTAATTGAGTGAAATAAACATTTATTCTTTGCATATATGTGATATATTTTTTCGGTATTATGCATTATTTTTTTCCGGGAAATTTTTTTTTGTGATTTTATTTCACAACAATATTATATATCATGACTAATAAAAATCCAAGAGGAATGAATATTGTTTGTTTTGGATAACGAATCATCCATCCAGCAAGCACAACTCTAAAGAAGTTCCAGTATGGTCTTCTTTTGCGAGGGTAATACATCTTATTTTTTCCTGGGGATTTTTTTTCTGGGGATTTTTTTTTCTGGGGATTTTTTTTTTTCTGTGTGATATTTAGAGGTCGATTTGTCACCTCTGTAGGTTAGGGTAGTGATGCGTTTTTATATAAGTAACGCCGCCCGCAAAGGCATCAACAAACCGCATAAACACTGCCAGAACACTGATTATAACACATAAGCACTCACGGTGTCAATTTTCGTGAGATTGTCTCTCAAGTATCACATTTTGAGTTTGAGGTTGATTGTTCATACTATAGAGACAGTTTCAGAAGCCCAGTAAACTTATTACAGACTTACAAGAACTTCACGATAATCAATGAATTTAATACACCAACCGGTTGCACATGTGATTTCTTCAATTAGATCTTCTTCATCACATGCTTCCCAGATCTGTCCTAAAGTTTCATTCACAATTTCTTCTTGAAGTTGAGAAGAAATTGTACCAAAAGAATCTTTAAAATCAAACTCAATGTTAGTAACTTGGAATTGCATCATTTGCCCACTAAACCCCGCTCACGCAATTCTCTATCAATACAATCGAAGATTTCATTATAAAGGTAATCATAATCTTCCTCGATGCTGTTGAGAACTTCGAATGCAACTTCACGATTCACAGGTATCTGATCTCCATCTTCTTCTTTCCAAGTGAAGACATCATCATGAGTGAAGATAAACGCAGCACAGGGAGCATCTTCCCCCTGATACTCAATTAACTGGTTCACGCGATCGCGAAGATTTGCCAGAGTGTTGTTAGTTGTCATTGGATTTGTATCATGCCAGACGCATACCTGAGAAGAAAGGAATCGGAGCTCCTTCATAGTTAAGAAACCACTCACCTTTCTTCTGAAAGATACGCTCTCCATCCATACCAAATGCAGAGAGAAGTGCATTCAGGCGAGACTTTGTAGTTCTTGTTTGCCAACCACCATCAAACAATTCGATCCAGGTTTCACCAATTCGAGCAATCAAATTACCGTGCAGATAAACATCACTTGAATTGGTGCATGAGATAACTTCGCTGTTCGAAACTTTCAGATTCTTGTTGCCTTTGATTGCGGCAATGATTTGAGATTCGATCTTACGCATGTTGGTTGATTGAGTGGTCATACTATAGGGACACTTTCGGGGGCCCTATTAGTATAAAGAACCTTATATGGCCTTAAATTTATAGATACTAAAAAACCTTCGAATTACATCGATAATTTCAAAAGCATACAAGAAACTATTATCGGAATCCGACTCTTTTATTTAAGATCTTATTGAAGTAAACTCACTCTTTATATATTTCCAAGTTGTTGAGACTTGACGATTTTATTGCGCCGGAGACCGCGTCCTAACTCCCTCTTTTTATAACAAAAGTTTAAGTTTAATGATACCACGATGTATCACTCAACTCATTTGAATTTTAGAATCATTCAGTCTGAGTAACTTAAGACTTATCATACAGGGAGTTCTTTTTATCCACTGTTAGAAGACTTATCTCACCGGGCAAAGCCGTCTGTTGTGCTCCTATGGGAAAGAACTGTATAATAATTAAGTCTTAAGTTTCTTCACTGTGATTCTACAATTCTATTTATACAATTTACCATCTTTCAGGCCGACTGAGATCCTCAACATATACCTCACAATTTTCTGCAGGTTCTAGCTCAAATAACTTTTCCCAGTCTAATTGATGTGGATCAAAATCATTCAGAACATCAAGTTCCAGTGTCACTCTATATCTTTGTTTTTGGGCTTGAGAATACGCAACAGACATGATTGATGCTCCACTGATGTATGAGAACATGATAAGACACTTTGAGTTGATTGTCAAGTATCTTAAGGGTATTTATGAAACTTTTATGTTTTTGAATGTGACTGTGAAATTTTGTAATTCTGGTGTGAAGAGTTTTTCTGGGGGGTTGACATTTCAGCGAGTTTATGATATTATGCGCGCAAAGATCACAAGAACTCAAGACATTTATAGTGCATTAATTCTCAATAATATCACCTAATTGATTCTCAATAATCAAACTTATTGAGAATGAGATTAAGAACTCTTTTATATTAAATAATATATTAAAAAATAATATCATATAAAAACAATATAAAAAAGAGAGGAATTTTGAGTTCCTCTCTATGATAAACAATCTCTTCAATAAAGATATAATGTTTATACTATAAAGTTTGACTCCACTTAATAAGTTGAAATCCAGTCCAAATCTGCTAAATGATCTGCTACATCTTCCTTGAGATTGTTAAGATCAATCAATACATTCTCGATTGTAGATGATGTCCAACCGATTACAAATGGAGGACTATCATCACACTTTGCATCATCATGATATTTCACTGATTTGCACTTTACAAGTACATCTTGCAGTGATTCAATGATACAATCAAAACGATGTTGAATGTTCAAACGATGTTGGATGTTCATTTGAGTTTCAGTTTGAGTTTGAGTGATTGAAGCACTTGTTTGCGAGATTTAAGTCTTCCTTTACAAGTTCCTTTTGTATTCTTTTGTTTTCCAGAGTTGTGTTGCCAGTTTGGTGTTCTCATCGTGAATAACTCTCTGAGATTTGATTCAGAACATTACGCGCCGATACCATAAACTGATAGGGAGTCACATTTTTGGGATCATAAGAATCAAAGGCATCAGTTTGATTGAAAGTGTTTACAATCATAACACAAGCATCATAGAGTGCTGCCTTATGCTCCTCTTCAGACTTGAAAGAAAATTCAGCCATTGAGGAAAAACGATTGGAGTTCATACTCTTGAGACACTTTCGGGGGCCCAGAGAAAAAGAAGATTTAAGAGACAAATAACCAAATATATTCACCATCTTTTGGTTCAATTTGATTCACAACAAATTCTGAATAAATTGATCTCATTGTATCGTAATCATTCTTTTCTGCAAAGAACTCAAGACGATTTGCGAGTGTGAACTTAAGTTCATCAATGAGTGTTTGTTGATTCATTTAATTTGAGTTTGTGTAATTAGAAAAAAACTTTGCTGTTGTGAGTGATGCCCGTGGTGGGATTCGAACCCGCACTGGAGCGATTTTAAGTCGCTTATCTCTTCCGTTGGATTACACGGGCAGGCACAATCAATCTAATCATCAGTTAAGTCATTTGAATTTCAGTGTGTTGCCAATTTAGTGCTCTCATACTCTTGAGACACTTTCAGGAGGCCCAATTATCAACTTCGTACAAGATTGAAGTTAGCATTCGAAAAAACCTCACGATTCACTAATTTAAACATACCAAACTCATTTGTCAGAACATATCCCTCGGCATCAATTCTGTTGCCATGAAGATATGCCGCAGGGCCATGATTGCGACAAAGAATTAAACAATCATCTTTGATTGATTTTACGAGGCTCCACAGACGCATGAGATTGACATCACAATCAAAGTCATCGGGATTAATTTTATCACCTGCACGAATACAGGCATTGATTTGTTGCTTAATCTTTGCGGCATTCTTGGCACTTACAAAGTTGCATAAGGTTGCCATTTGACGAGCAAAGTCACAGACTTCCTTTACATCAGCAAACGATTCTTTTCCGTACTGAATGTAAGCATCAGGTTTGACAAACTTCACATCAGAGGTATTTTGAAGATTAAACTTCATTGGAGTGCATACAGCATTTCTCAAATCATTCTTTGCAATGTAACTCGTATGCGGTGCAATCACAATCTTTTCAATGATGACTTCTGAGAACTTGTAGGTGAGAGTATTTGGAGTATATTCGGTTTCACCACCGAAACCAATAAAATCACCTTGAATAATACTTTTAGTGTGAGGCAAGTAATTCAAACAGGCATGAAGAATTTTTGCAACATTTCCTGAATAATTTGAATCAATTTCTTTATGAGAATGATTGATCTTGATCTTGACTTTGTTGAATACACTTTTAGTGCCCACAAAGAAGTTACCTGTTGCAGGATTCGTGCCCCAGACAATCGCAGGAGAACCGTCAATCTTGACACTTAAAGTGCCAGGATTTACAAACCAATCGAATACAGAAAGATTTCCCGTCAGAATCGAATCTTCAGGATGTTCGAGATGAGTGTTCTTCATACACTTGAGACACTTTCAGGGGCCCTTAGATACTCATCAACAGGTAGTTGTGAGATGCTCTGACTCTTTCGATGAGCATTGATATACTTTCGTGCCGAATCTTCAGTTTTACACAGTTTCTCAAGTTGTTGGCCATTGTGTATAATAATGTATTCTAAGTTTCCATAAGGAATTGCTGCATAGGTGTCCTTATACATTTTGAATCCTTTTTTCATCGTTGAATCACACTGATAGCAGGTTCACCTTTGTTGAAGATGGTATCAACAACTGCCTGCACTTTGCGTGAGGTACTGATACCAACATTGTCATACACAGGTACACAAACCAGACCAAACTTTTTGGTTTCGTCACCCAAACGAATCACTCGTCCAATGCTCTGACTTAATCCAATGTAGTCCATATTTCGCATAAACAATACTGCTTCCAATCCAGACACATTGATACCCTCAGACAGAATACTATGATGTATCACAACGAAACGCTTACTACTATCCTTACCCCAAGCATTGAGAGTGTCAAAGAATACTTCACGATTTACTTTCTTACCATCAATGATTGCACCAGTCTTGGCAGTGATATACATCCAAGAGTAACCAAGTTCTTTTAGTCGAGCACAGAAATTTGATTGAGACACAAGGCCCACAATCTGCTTGGTGGAGCGAGCACAAATCAAAATCTTGTTGAGATTCTGATCATAAATCGTTTCCATCAGATTGTCAGCATCACGCTGAAAAATCATCTGACGATCTGAAATCATAGGCAGTTGCTTGATGACAACTTGAGGAGGTAATATGTAACCCTGTTTGACTAACTCAGGAGCAGGAACTTGACAAATAACCTGACCATAAACCTCAGGAAGATTCATTCCTGGTTTAAAGATTGTGTTGGAATGTTTCGGCGTTGCAGTAAAGAAATAACAACGATTCGCATAAGCACTGAAGTGTTCAGTTGCAGGAAAAAAGTGACTCTGAACGCTGTTATGTGCCTCGTCAAAGTAAATCGTATTCACATCAATCTCGGCATTCACTAGACGCGAAAGAGAGTGATAGGTAGTGAATAATAACTTATGATGAGATTTATGACTTTCTACCCAAGCACGAATTTCTGTGGGTCGAGTAGATGATTGATGATGAGTTTCACCGCTGTGAATGTGAAATACTTGTGCATGAATGACAAACTCTAAAAACTCACTGGATAACTGCTCTGCAAGCAAAATACGCGGTGCCACAATCACAATCGTCTGTGGAGTTTCTGATTGAAACTCTCTGATACAATCTGTAATCATTGTGAGAGTTTTACCACCACCAGTTGGTACAATCAACTGACCTCTATTGTGTTTCTGCATGGCATCAACGCCACGAATCTGATGAGGTCGCAGTTGAATGTTCATTGTATTGTAATTCATACTATAGGGACACTTTCAGGGGCCCAGAAAAAAGATTATGGTTGATAATGTGATGCGGGTTTCTCTTTACCTCCGATAATATCCCTATGAAGTTTTTTACCTGCTCTTATCATTTTCTTTTTTTCGTCTCTAGTATATTGACGTTGAGTTGTTCTTTCAACCTTTTCACCTTTTGGTTTTTCTGGTTTCCTTTTTGATAGGATTTCAGTTCCTTGTTTTGTTAGTTCTTTTTCAGTTCGTTTTTTTACTGTTGGTACAGATTCACCTGCTTTTCGTGCAGCAATTCTTGCCAATGCTGCTTTTTTTCTTTCTTCTTTTGCTGCCGCAGCTGCTGCTGCTTTTACATCAGTAGAACCACGCTCTTGTTCTGGTTGTTGAATTCTTGTTTCTGTTGAACGTTTAGTGCCAATATCAGAGCGTGGTTTATATGGTTTTGCAGGCAATCTTGTACCTCCTGGCCCTCTTCTTGTTCTTCTTCTTTCAGGATCAGTTTTTCTTCTTTCTGGAGCAATTCTTCCTCCTTCACCTGTACGAATAATCTGTGCCCCAGACATAAAAGAGGCATCATATGCTTCTAAACAGAATTGAGAAAAAGACTTCATTTTCAAATTTTATTTTTTTATTATTTATTCTTTATAAATTGCAATCTCATCATCTAAT